TTAAAACGTAAAAAAGGTAGTGCATGATACAAAGCCATGTTAGGTAGAAAATCTCCTATATAAGTATTTAATAATGTTGCATAGTATTCATTACCACCACTATTAACTGTACCTGCTATAATTAAATTTTTTAATTTATTATTAAGTTTAGTTCCTAGCTTTGTTTCGCAGTATAATTTTTGTGCTTGTTTTACAAATGGAAGTAACATTGAAGTTTCTACTGATCCATATATACTTGTGCTATCTTTTAATTTTTCTTCTGATATAAATAAAACGTATGCCATATTATCTCTTTTTTACAAATCCGTTATTTTTCATTCTTTTAGGTGCTATAGCTACTCTCTTGTCGTTTTTCTTAGCAGTAAACCCCTCTGACCTTGCTTTAGTATATCCTACTAAATCTGCATCTTTAATCTTTGTGCTTACAGATATACCTAATTCTGTTCTGTATATTTGTCTTAACCAAAAGTGATGACAATTACCACCTCCTTTATATAAAAATATATCGTAAGTATCTGCACCACCTTTACCCCAACCTGCATTTACTCTTTTAGTAGACATTCTTTCTATATCTTCTTTTCTATAAAGTTTTTTAGCTTCTATCATTTTTTGACAAAAATCTCTTTTCTTACCTGACTTTCTAGTTAAGAAGTTATCTTGTGCATATACATATCTTACTCTGTAGTAATCGTATGTTTTTTTAGATATACCATCTTGCTCAGATTTAGAATCAGGTCTAGCAACTCCAGTAGTTGCAAACTCTACTTTTTCACTAGCTATTTTATTTAACTCATCTTCAAAGTCAAAATCTGCGTGTTCTCCATCTACTACTTCTTCATCTACTAATTCCCAACCCTCTGGAATATTCTCTACAGTTTCTAAAAAAGCATCTAATTCTGTTTTCTCATAACACTTTTTGTCGCAGTTTTCTTTGTTCTTATCACAATCACAATCTTTTAAATTAATTAATTGATCATGGTCTGCACATGGCATAAAATAATCTTTACCATCTTGCGTATGAGAATGTGAACCTGAGCAACCTATTCTTTCTGCTTCTGCTTCTGCTTCTTCTATACTATCAAATAAAGGTAACTCTTTACCATCAGAAACTATTGTACCTACTTTTTTTAAGCTATAGTTATCATCTTCATCTGCCGTTAATTCTTCATCATTTAATGGTTTTAATCCAAGTTCTTCTCTTATCTCATCTTGAGTCATTACCTCTTTCATATCCTCAATAGTAAACTTAGAAGTAATTGGTTTAGCTTGTACAAAAGATAAAGGAATATTTATACCATTAATATCAAATATTTTAGATAATGTTTTTAATATGTGTTTTTGATAAGGTACAACTACTGTATTTAAGTATATTTCAAATGCTGCGTTCATCTCATCAACATTAGAACCTAGCCCTGTATCGTTTTTAATACCCATAAGCATAGGAGATGTTACTCTATGACCTGTAAGTATATTTTGTACTAAAAGTTCCTGTAACGCTAAGTATTGCTTGTCTGCGTTGCTAACTGATATAGGAGTTATTTCAGGAGTTCTAGTTTTATCATCTGAGAAAGTCAATACAAACTTTCCTGAATTACTAGCACCAGTAAATTTTTCTGCTAGACTTCTTTCTATCTGCATTCTCTCCTCTTGTGTAGGTATTCCATTTGCAAAAGAAATCATATAGCTTCCAGAGAATCCGTTACTTATGTTGTTAAGATGAAATTCAGATACTCTAGAATCTACTAACGCCCAATTATTTGCAGCTAAGTAATCAGGAGTATGGTATATATCCATATTAGGACTATATAAACCAGTATATAATAATTGACTAGGATTAGTTCTATCTTTACTATTAAATGCTGCTATAGGTGTAGGTCTGTTTGTTCTTGTGTTAGACCAATCTGCTGAAATATAGTAAGTATCTACTACTCCAAAATTATTAGGTTTACCTGCTCTAATACGTTCACATGGAACATGGTATATCTCAACTATTTCTGTTTTAGCTCTATTCCAAATAATATGTAAACCAAACGCACCTTGTAGTTTAAAATCTAAACTTACTTTTTTTAATACTTCGTGTAGAGATTCTTTACCATTTGCATTAGCTAAGAATTTTTTAAGTTTTACAAATTGTTCTAGATTATCATTTTCCTCTACTATAATATCTTCTCCTGCAATCATTTCTGCTGTAGTATTTACAATAGCAGCATGAGTAGAACTTGTGTAATATAAATCTATTAAAAATTGTGGATATAAATTTTTCCAGTTTTCAGTACCATATTCTATATATTCTCTACCTCTTACTTCTTGTACTACTGGACTTGTTTCGGATGATAAATCTACTGATAAAATTGTATCTTTCATTTTATTTGTTTTATATTTCTTCTAGTTCTTCAGGATCAATGTCAGTACCCTCAGCATTCTTCTCATATCCTGCAAACGAATGTACGCAATCTACAGGAAATATTTCATTAGTTCCAAAGTCAAATTCTTCTGTAGTCATTAAGTCGTAGAATACTCCACTATAATAAACAGGAGGAGTAATCTCGTGTCCTTCATCATCATAAGTTGCAGGTATCTCTACTATCTTACCTATATATACTATAGCTTGTGTACCATTAGTGTAAACATCTTGAGTAACACCTTCTTCAGTTACTACTTCATAAGTACCTTTAGATAGTAAGTCAGCATCTCCTGTTGCTTTGTCTGTGTATTGTAGTTTGTATATATTCATTTTATGAAGTCAAAGAAGTTAATTGAGCATCTGTTAGTGCAGTCTTATATACTTGTAGTTGTTTTACTTTGCCAAAGAAATTTAGTGAACCTGAACCATCATCTAATGCTAATCTTAATAGTCCTATAGGCATTGTAGCACTTGTATCTGTAGAGATAAGTGAGCCGTTTACATAAAATTTAACTTCATTTAACTTGTACGATATTGCTATCTTTACATACTCCTTAATATCACTAAGTGTTGATACGAAATTACTTTGAGTAACCCCACCTGATACAACTCTAGCACCTACTTGATTAGAACCTCCTGCGTAATTTATTCTAACTCTATTATTGTTAGTGCCATCTGATAAAGAAACAAATCTAAAAGTCAAATCATTACTCAATGCTGCCATCTCAACAAACAAAACACCCTCTGTACTATTAATCAAACTACTTATACCACCTCTTGAAAAGATGTCTTGGTTTCTTGTAACTGTACTTCCTGAGGTTGGAATGTATGATGTAGCGTAAGAGCCTTCTTCTAATTGAGCACCCCAAATGTAAAGCCCTGAAGTTCCATTACCTTGATAACTCTGTCCATTATCTGAATCTGCAAGGTATAACCTACCCTTCGCTGTTGTTCCTGTCGTTGTATATGTAATACTACAGCGATACCAACCACTACCATAATCTTCTATTTTAGAACTATCAACACCTTCAGATGTACCAATAACTCCATTTGTTAAGTCAAAATATGCTGAAAAATTACCTGCATTAGCTTCTCTTAGTACAATCCAATCTCTTTCTCCTTTCTTAGCAAAAACAGACCAAGTTAGAACATCTCCTATACTAACGACCTTATCTTGTGTCCATAAAAGTTTAGTCCCTAAAGCACTATCTTCTATAAATTTATCTGCATTTTGTGTTCCATCAGGAGAAATTATTTGGTCAGTTGATATTGTAGACCTTATTTTTTGAAAATAAGAGTTACTAAAATCACTCGAATAAGTAACTTCATTAGTCCTCTGTGGCTCTGCTAATATATGTGGACAACCTCCTCCTGTGTAGTCTATACGAGGTACGTTGTTTCTTGTAACTTCTTTTACTGATACGTTGTCTATTGAACCAACAAAACTAGAAGCAGCAGCAAAACTAAAATTTCCATTTGGACCACTTGAAGATGTAATGTATTCTGTAAATGTTCCATTTGAAGTTCTAATTAATCCATCAACATCAGGACTTCCGTTTATTCTTACCTTAACACCACCTGAAACAAATCCACTAATTGTATAAGTTACCTTGTAAATCTTAGTAGCTATAATACTTGCATTTGTAAACATAATACTTCCACCATTACAATTAGCCAAACCACCTGATATTGACCAACCTCCTAACGTAGTCCAATTACTATCAGTAGCAAAATCTCCATTTGTAACTAACTCACTACCTAAAACCTCAGCATAATTTACTAAACCATTCTCATCTACTCTTGTAGCAGCAGTTGCTCTAGTAACATCCATATCTGC